ACCCGACAGTAATCAGTCCACCGCCACCGTGCCAGCGCGCACAACCTGCGCCTGCGTGACCGTCAAATCCGCCGTGCCCCCGTCCAACAGCACCGAATTCACCCCGGTGATGCTCGGCGACGCATCGAATGCCAGTTGCCACAATCGGCCATACGGCATCGTGGCGCCAACCGGCAACGCCTGGATAAAGGCGGTGATCGCCGCCGCCGCCGGCCCGACCGCCGCGGCATGCAATGCCGTCGTGGCGCAGACAATCGTCAACGAGACGTTGGCGAGCACCGCCGTTGCAGCCTGCACGATGGCGGTGGACCCGATCGGCCGCACCGCCTGCACCGCTGCCGTCACGCTGGCGACAAGCGGAGAGGGTGCCGCGCCGGAGCCATCATCGAACGTCACGACATAGGTGCCGGGCGTGTAAATGGTGCCGTTCCAATTCGGTTGAACGGTGAACGTGAGCCCTTGCTGCACCTGCGACACGGCATATTCGGCCGCGGCAACGGTTGCCTCCGCCAGCGAATTCAGGAAAAGCTGGAACCGGGTCCGGAACGCGGAATCGCTCTCGGCGCCGACGCCGTTGTTGAACGCCAGCGCATTCGTGACGGTATCGACCGCCGGGATGGCCGATGCGATCAGGCCAATGCTGGCGGCCATGATGTTGCCCAGCATGCCGCTGCCGGTGTTGACGACGGCGACCGGCACCGTGACCGAGGTGACATTCGCCGGGATCGTGTAGCCGTTCAGCGAGGCCGACCAGGCCGCATTGGTGGGGTCGGCGGTCACCGTGAAGGTCTGCTGCCCGTCAAGTGTTTTGACCGTGGCGCCGGCGGGGATCAGCGCGGCCTGGGTGTTGGTGTAGCGCCCGAAGGTGACCGCGCCGGATGCCAGCACCGCCGGCAGCCGGACGAAACCGAAATCCGCATACCAGCTGTCGAGGTCTGACCCGTTCGACGTGGCCGCCCGGGTCAACGCGAGTACCTGCAGGATCAGCCATTGCAGCCAGAGTACAACCGAGGCGCTGGCCTCCAGGATCGCGCGAATGACCGACCCGGCGGTGAGGTCCAGCGCCCAGGACGCGGATGCCTGCATCGCCGCCGCCATGTTTTGCACGGCGGTCGTGAAATTTTGCAGCTGCAGGTTGGCCACGATTTACCCCGGAACGTTGAACGACAGCGCCGCCGGCTGCTGCGTTGTGGCATCGACATAGGCGATCGTCAGTGTGACCGTTCCGCTGGACAGCACGGTCACCCCGATCGCCGGCGGCGGGGTGCGCCCAACCACGGACTCCCGGTACATTTGCGTCCGGGTGACCGCCTGAATGCGCGGCCCGTTGGCCACCTGGCCGACAAAGAGCGGCAGCCCGGCGCCGTACGACAGGTGCCAGATGCAGGCGCCCGGGACGGTCAGAAGCCGGCGAAGCACGCGCTGCTGACCGAGTTCGGTCCCGGTAGACAGATCAAGGTCTCCGCAGGCACAAAGCCCGATATCATTGCCCATGGTGTGCGAAGCATCGTACATCAGGGCACCGTCATGGTTGTGCCGTTGACAATGATCTTGCCCGTCACGATCAAATTCCCGGCCAGGGTGATGTTTCCGGTGACCGCCATCGTGCCGGCAGTGACCGCCAGGCTGCCGTTGTTCTGGAATTCCACCGCTGAACCGGACGGGTCCGACAACAGCACGTGGCCGGTATTGAGCAGTTTGACAGCCGCGCCGGAGGCATGCACCAGCCACAATTCGCCGGCGGCGGACCCTGGCGGCGGCAGGCCGGCGGACGACCACGTCATGCCGTGGATCTCGTAGCTTTCGTGGTCGCCGGCGTCAGGGATCAGCTTGACCTGCTGGCCGGCCACCGGCGGACAAAGCAACCCCCAGCCAGGGCCGCCAAACGGCGACAGGATCGGCAGCCAGCCGGACAGCACCCCATCGGGCTGGATCAGCACTTTCGCCGTCATGTCGGCCGTGTTGACCGATTGCACCGTGCCCCATCGGGTGACCGGTTGGTTGCTGTCCAATGCACTGGCGTGCGCGCCGACGGCGTTCCTGAATCGCATGTCTATGCCTGTGCCATTGACCGCATGGTCATGCCTGTGTCATCGAGCGCGGCGACGAGTTCTTCAGTCGCAGGCTTTGCCGGAAGCCCTCGCCGAAGCTGATGGACCGGTCGATATGATCGATGAAATAGGCCTGGTCGAAGCTGGTATTCGTGCCGCTGAGTTTGATCAGGTTGCGCGGCGTCAGCACCAGCTCGCCGGGCATTTCGACAGCGACCACTCTTTCGTGCTTGGTGATATCGATCGCCAGTTGATTCGCCGCCTTCTGCGCCTGATCTTCGGTCAGGTTCGGCCGGACAAACACGTATTTCTGAGTCGTGCTGGCACCCTTGGCGATCCTGCCCCCCGCGCCGGCCGGCTTGCCGCCGATCGCCGTCGCGGTCTTTGAGAATCCGCGGCCCTGCTTGGTGCTCCACGACTGCACGACAACCTGCACGTCCTTCGCGATCGTCAGGCTGCGTTGCAGGTCGAACGTGATGGCGTTGAACCGCTGGCCGGGTGCCGGCGGCACATAGACCAGTGCATAAGGTTCGGTCGTTGGCGGCGCGATCGGCTGGAAATTGAGTGTCAGGCCGGTCATGTAAACGTCGAATTGCTCGCGTTGCGCGAGGTAAACCAGCAGATCCCATTCGGTTGTCGTCCGGCCGAACTGTCCCAACGTGACGCGGGTATGATCGGCCTCGTAGTACCGGCCGACCAGGGTTGTCGTTGCCGCCACGTTGGCCCTGAGACCATGGCGGGCCGCCAAGGAGGCTGCCACCTGCGAGGCGGTCTGGTTGATGAATGGCTCCTGCGTCTTGGCCTCGATCAGCCGGGCGGACAGGTCGCGGCCCTCGGCTTGCAGCAGCCCGGTGACCGGATGCACCGATACATGGTCCGCCTCGCCAATCAGCAGCGAGTTCCACGATGCGCCGCAGTCTACGGACAGTTGGATATCGACGATCAGCGGCGGGTCAACGTCCCACCACGCGGGGGCGCCGGCGGCGGGGAGTGCGAACTCCACGGTAAACGTGTCGCTGTGGTAGTAATTATTGTTCACGCAACTGGCGCTGATTGCACCGGGCAGCGCGACGCCGTTTGACAGCACGCGCAACCGCGGCGCATCGACCGCCGTCTGCGGTCCAGTCGGATCGTTGATTGGCATTTGCGCTCCGGAGGGATCAGGTCGGCGGCAATCCGCCCGTCTGGCTCGGGTCCACAGCCGGGATCACCAGCACAACCTGGCCGGTGATCATCGGGTCCGACAGGCCATTGAGCACCGCGATCCGGCTCGCTTGTGTCGCGTCGCCGAGGTATTGCGCGGCGATCTGCCACAGGTTGCCGCCCATCACGGTGATGGTGTTCACGGTGCTGCCTTCCTTTCTGAAAACTGACGCCTGAAAACTGGCAACTGCTTCAAGGCGCCAGGTTCCGCGCCGCGCGCCCGAGAAAGCCCCCGGTTTGCAGCGCCGCCGCAAGATAGCCGCTGATCGCCACGGCCGCCACCAGCGCAGCCGGGCCGGCCAATATGCCGCCCGCTGGCGCACCCGCCGCAATCGTGGCGATGCCGGCGTTGTCGGCCGCCATTATGCCGTTGTTGGCTTGCTGCGCCGCCTGGATGGCCGTCAGGATGGCGTTCGCCGCAGCGGTGCCGGGGGTCAGCATGGATCCTCCTAGTACGTTATGCCGGGCGTGTAATTGACGCCCGCGGTGGTTGCGTTGCCATACGGTGCCGCGAGGTCGGGGACGGGCGCCAGCGGCGGCGCGGCAGCCGGCGGGGTCGCACCGCCGCCATAGTCCGCCGCAGCCGGTGCGGCCGGCGGCACGGGCGGTACGGGCAACGCCTCGCCCGGCGGGACCGGGGGTGTCGGCAGCGCGGCATCCTGTGCCGCCGCGACCGATGGCGCGCCGGACGGCGGAGCGGCATCGGCCGCACTGTTCAAATCCGACGTGACCGCGGTTTGCGTGTCCGGGTCCGACGGCGGAGGCAGCGCCGCCTCGTTGACCAAGACCAGGCAGGAAATCGAGTACTTCAGCATCGAATAGCGGGATTCGGCTTTGAAGCTCTTGATGACGACCGTGTAGAAAAACGGCCCCCACGTGAGCGGCAACGGGTCGCCGTCGATCCGCATCTGGTCAAGCACCTGCGCCCGGCTTTCGGGATCGTTGTCGATCAGCGTACCGGACCAATCGAGATCGCCCTCGTCGGGGCCCATCAGATCCACCACGCGCTCGCCACCCGGCAGCTTATGCACCGTCGTCGCTTGCGCGCCGCCGATCGCGATGTACTCCGGCACTTCGAACCCGGAGAACGCAAAGTCGCCGAGCACAACGCCGCCGGTTGCGCCGAACGCCAGGCCGGCAAGCGCGTTGATGGCATTGCCGACGGCGGCCACGGTGGAAACGACACCGGCCGCGACGGAAAGCGCTCCGCTCATGCGAGCGCCCAGTTGCCGGCGACACCGGGCTGGAGACCACCTACGCGGATGTCGGGCCCGTTCGGGCCGGTTGGCGGGCGGTTCAGGTGGTCGGCCGCGTGGTCCAGGATCAGCGATGCGAACTGCCTGCCGTCCAGGTTCAGGATGACGCTGCCCAGCCGCTGAGGCGCCGGGGCGGCGGCGGGGGGCAAAATCCTATAGTCGTCGTCACCCGGCATGGGGGCAATGCCAGGGGGACGCACGTCGTTTGGAGGCAAATGAACGGGCGCGGCCCCCTGCCCGGGCCCCCCCGTCATCGGGCCGAATCCGGACGGGTTGCCGAATTGC